TCATTAGGTCTTATAGTTTGGATATTTGGACTATTAATTATAGCCACATTGTCGCTAAATATTTTAGCGTTTTCGCTTCCCACTACTAGAGCGTTAGCTTTGTCTATACTTTGCTCTACATTATTACTAGCTACGATAGAGCGAGTACCTCCCTTAATATTGTCTCCGAATTGTAATCTATCTAGAGACTTTCCGCTATTATTATTAGGGAATACTAGCATATCTCCCGTAGGTATAGGCGTATCGTCTGAGAAATCGTCTTGACCTCCTCTGACTGGCTTAACTTCGGGGACGAATGCGTCTTTAGGCTCTACTTTTAAGAACATACATTTAGTCGTTTGCTCTGATATAGCGTCAAAATCGGTTACTTTTAGCAGTCTCCAATAGCTACCGTCTATATAATAACTCTTCCTAAAGCTAAGTTCGTTGTAATCGTAGGGCCTTAGAGATAAATTGCACTCTAAGATCTTGCTATTTTTGTCGGTTATTTCCTCTATATGTTTTTTCCAATATATGTTATAAATATTATTATTAGAATAATTAAGAGTAAATTTATTACCGTAGCTAAAATCGTAATATAACTGCTTAGGGACAAACCAATTTAAATCAAAGGTCGGATTATAAGGATTATCTAAATGTCCCGCGTAAGGATACTGCGTATAAGAAGTACCCCCAAACAAAGGAACACCTAAAGACCAAAGTTTTTGAGTGTCTAATAAACCGCCCCAATATAATAGCCTTATTTTGGCCGTAGCTTTTGCGGGTTTATTGTCTTTGTCTACAAATTGTATAGACGAAAGTACCCTATCGTTATCTCCCTCTATAGTCTGTAAAGGAGTAGGAGCGAATATAGTAGTAATCGTTTTATCCTTATTTAAAAAGTCGTTCTGTACGTCTAGCGTTAATTGGCCGTAAACCTCGTCATTTACCTTATTATAAGTATCGTTTAGGTTGTCCTTGTCTAGTTGGTCTTTAAATATAAACCTACCCGCGTCTAAAGCTCCTAGCGGCTTTATTACAAAATCCTTAGACCTATCTACTTTATGCTCTAGATTTTCTCTTTCATCCGTTAAGAAGTCGTCTCTAGTTTCTATTATTAGCTTATTCTCGTCTATAGGGTCGTAGTCTATATATAGATTAAATCTCTTAATTACGCTACTTAATAAATCCGACTGCTTAATCTCTTTAGGGACTACTAATCTAGTCTCTATAGTGTCGCCTAATCCTATTTCTGTTTCTAATAATTTAGAGCCAAAAGTAGAGTCTGCCTTTAATGTAAATTCAAACTCGCTAAAAATATCTATATCCCTTCTATATATATTAAATCCTTGTATATATGCGATATCGTAAGTAGTGCTACCAATAGCTAAATAATACTCTCTGCCACTAACTACGTCTATTTGGCCCGTAGCAAAAGAAACCGTATTATCTAATATAGTAGACGTTGGGTTTTGTAAAGGATTGGCTATAGCGTTTTCTGTTATGTCTAGTTTTAAACTTTCTTTTATAGTGTATGTAGTGCCGTTTTTTTCTATTAGGTATAGATTTACATATACATTATAAATAACCTGTGCTAAATTTATGTCGGCCGCGTTATTTGCTGAGCTTTGAGTATATAGCAAATCGAAATTTAACACACCTTGAAAAGACATTTTATTAGTATCTGTTGCCGTATATTTACCCGTAGAGGTACTATACTCGTTATTACAGGTATTGTAGAAGTCCTCAGAGCTGCTATCGTCGTTAAATATTAACCTACTATTATCGCTATTAGATACGTCGTTAAAATCTTGGCAGTCTACAGTTTGGCTACTTGTTTTATTTACATTAAACTCTCTGCATAATATAGCGGAATTATCTAGTAATATTTGGCCACTTCCGTAAGGTATTATAAGACGCTTAAATAAATCACTATTTAAAAAGGTACTATCGTAAGTATAACCCGCCTCGCTTAATATCGTATCTATATACTGCTTAAGATATATAGAGGGTTTAAAGTCTTTAGTACTCCAAATAGTATAATTGCTTCTACCTCCTATATCTATCATAGGATAGACGTAGCCTTGGCCTATTGTGGCCGTCCAACTATCGACAATATTAGTACTCGTCCAGGAATGGTCTAAAGAGCTTAAATCTAAGTCCTGTAGGTATTTATCTCTTATCTTCTCGAATAGGTTTCCTATCTTCCCTGTGGCCTGTATCTCGTAATTAATTAGGCCGTCTGTATTTGTTATGGCCTTAAGTTGGCAGTATCCATCTATAGCAGTTACGCCGTCCTGTATAATTTGATAGCTAGTCTTTAAGTTAGGGTTAAAAGTTTGGAGGTCTATATTAACGTCGAAAGCGTGTTCGAATATCTGATTAACGATTCTGTTCTCTGGTATTGTAATCGTCTTAGAAAAGTCCGTTAAACGCTTCTGAGGGTTATTTACGTCGTAGGCTTCCTTAGTTAACGGGATAGGCCCTTCGTTATGAGGTATAGAATAACCCGCTATTATGTGCTCTATTACCATTGTCGCTTATCTGAGTTGTCTATTTCTATCTCAAGCTCCATAGAGTAAACTTCTCCGTTCTCACTTTTAGAGTGTCTATAACTGTTATTAGTTACGTTTACAGATACAAAGTTACCGTCGTTTTTCCAATAGACTTCGGGAGAGGATACTAAATCCTCTAGGCCTTCTACCTCAAAATCTTTTAATAATCTACTAGATAACTTAAATTTATCCATAGTAGAGGTATGAAATGCTCTCTTTCTCTGAGCGTATGTTTTATGAGTTATTGAACTGGCCCCTATAGTTCTAGTATTATATTTAGCGAAGTTCTTTTTTATGTCTGTATTCTGTTGAGATTTGCCGCTAAAAGTAAAGCTATCATATCCGCCCTTTCTATTTAAATAGTGTAGTTCAAAATCTGTGTAGGTATTCTCGCAGTCGTCAATCTCAAACATTATCGTTTTTGTGGCCCAAACATCTTCCGTAAAGTTTAATATTCTTAGAGCGTAATATTTAACGTTAGTCATTACGGGAGTGCTTCCCCAGGAATGAGAAGCTACTTCCGAAGGCCCTACGTCTAACTTATATAATCCCGCAGTATTTGCCGCAGTCATAGTAGTTTGTAATATTGTGCTAAACGTATCGTCCATAGTTAGCAAGTATATTTTATATGTATCGGTATTGCCTCCCCTCATAATCCAACTCGCTTGATATTTTTGAATAGATCTAATTTTTAAGAAATTATTTGCTTTGCTTAAATTAAACCATTCGGCTTCTTGGCTAAATCCGTTTAGAAACTCTTTGTCTGTTTCGCTACTAGCGTCCTCTATACTGTAGTCAAAATATTTTTTAGTACCTCCGCTTAAATCTACCCACTCTATATATTTAGGAGAAGCATTCCAACTAGTAAAGGTATTACCACTTACCGCAGAGCCCTGTAAAGCTCCCGAATAGTATTCTTGAAACGCTATTTTAAAGTCTGTTAAATCGCTCTGTGATACGTCTACTGTATCTCCCGTTAAGATAGAATAGTCGCTAGTTACAAATGACTGTATAATATTTTGGATATCTGTAACGACTTGCGTAGCCGACGGAATAGTATTTAACTGAAGCGTAGCTATTTTAGTATTACTTCCGCTAGGGTCTGTAAATAGACTCGCTATAACTTTAAATCCGCTTTGTGTAGTATTTGTACTACTGACTAGATACTCTATAGGAGCAAAGCTAGGCTCTGGTATATTTGTCGTCGGTTGGTCTTGAATTGTAAGGGCCATACATATATATATACTTAAATGGCCGTATAAATTTAGGGTATAAAAAAAGCCCCTCATTTCTGAGAGGCAATTTTAGTTTTAGTTTATTAGTTCCAATATCCAAAGACTTTAAAATATAAGTCGGCTGCTAAATCTATGTGCTTTTCGCCTTCCTCTAATTCGCAGTTATCTTCCACAAAGACAAGCATTTCCTTTATAGTGTCTAATTCATTATTAGCCTTAGATACCTCTTTAAAGTAGCTAATAGTGTCTTCATTCCAATAGTAATTTGTTTGTGTTTCTTTCATTATGTATACAAAACTAATACAAAATATTTAAATATCGGTAATACTTAGAATATATTTTTTATATTGTACTAATATTCTCTTTTCAAATTCTAGTATTTCTTGGTCATTTATTACGCTAGAATAGAAGTTAGTAGGCTCCTGTCCGTTTTTCCATATACTATAAGCTATAACGTAGGCTACATTTTGTCTTATCTCTTCGGCGTCTCTTTTCTTACCCGACCTAGTATTCCTACCTTTAAATCCTCTTTTAGATTTTATATCTTCAAAAGTATTTATCCCTCTATTTAACATAAATCGACGTATAGCTCCTAAGTTAGGTACTCCTCTTTGGCCCTTTCCGCCTCTACCTTTACCGCCATCCTTATATTTAAACCTACTTATATTTTTATTCTTTATAGCCCCGCTTACCCCTTCGTCTAAAAATTGGTAATAGTCTGGCATAGTTATAGTAACTAAATAGCCCTGTGAAGTTATCTGAATAAGATTTCCCTTATTTTCTCCTATTGCTGCCGCAGTTCCTCCTTGGGAGAATGGGTAGGCGTCTTTAATATTCTGCATTAATTCGTCTACTATTTTCTGCCAATAGGACGCTAGTATATTCTCAAATGCTTTTCTCTCTTTATTTGCCATTATTTTCGTAGTCGTTTTTTTCTACCATATAGGCCCACCAATTAAGAAACTCTATCGCTCCTAATTTTGTAGCCTCTTTTATACTTATATTATGTAGGTCTGCCATAGCTGCAATTATACTGAAGAGTCCCCATCGTTGTCCAAAATCTCCCTCGTCATTTCCACCGTTTCCCCCATCCACTTTCGTAAAGAGGCCTCCGAATCTAGAAAGTAATCGTTCCAAAGATTCCAAAAAAAAACAAAGACATTCCAAACCTCGTCTAATTTTACACCCTTAAATAAGGCCGCTCTTTCTGTGAGCGTTAATTTATCGTCCCCGTATTCTTTACCTTTTGGCCTACTCATAGCAGCGAGTAGTAAATCCATTACCTTAACGGCTTCGCCTTGGTGCTTACTCCTAATATTGATAACGTCCAGGAGTTGGCCACTAGTTAGCTTATCGGGTTTATGTTCTAAGTGGTATTCGGTACCATTTAAAAATACCTTGTTTTTTATCCGTATTTTTTCTAATAGCGTTACATTAAACTCCTGTATAATTTCTACTATTTTTTTGAATTCAGACATTTTAATCTTAGCGGCCTCTTCGTAGGTTATATCTTTTAAAGCAGCTACCGCGTATATATTCTGCTCGATTAGAGATAAACCCTCGTCTATATCGTTTAAGGCTTGATATTGGCCTACTGTTATATTATATGACTGTGTATTGTCCATATCCTTTTTTACTAAATTTGTGCATTATTAAATATCTTAGGGCGTCTATAGCGTGGTTATATTCGTCTATAGGTACGTTAAGGCTATCTCCGTTCTTATTTACTTTCCATTTGTATTGTTCAAGCTCTTTAATTAGATTAACGCTAGAGGCCTGTACATTTATAGCGTATCCTTTGAGTAGGTTAATTCCAAACATAACAGAATCTTTACCCTTTTTAACGCCGTCTATAGTCCATCTAAGACGCCTTAACTCCTCTATACTTTTAGGCTCTGCCGAATCTGCTACTATTAAAGCAGACTTACTAACTCCTAGGGCCTCCATTTTAGTAGAGATATCTTGATTTGTTAGGCCTGTTTCGTAGATTAACTCTTTTACGTATAGTTCTCCGTCTTGCATTCTAACCTCTAATAAAGTAGTGGGGTCATTAGTAAACCCAAAATCTATCCCGTACCCTATTAAATTCTTATTGCTAAAGTCCTCGTTTAGTATATACCACTTCTTAAATATAAGGCCCTCTATACGGCCCGTTATCCCTCTAGCGTAGACTTTCCATAAATCTAGATCTTTAAATTTTAGGCCCTCTATTTTGTCCCTAATCTTATCGCTTAAAAAAGGGTTATGTCTATGGTCAGAAATTATTAATTCTGTATTTGGAAGGGGTATTATTTTATCGTGCACCCAGAAACTAGTATCGGGGTTATAATCGATATAGACCTGTTTACGAGTTCTAAGCGATAACTGCTCGTATATATTGTACTGTATCCCGTTAGCCTCATTTACGAAGAGATAATCTCTCTTACCACTTTTAGCGTCTTGGTCATTATCGTAAGAATTAAACTCCATTATTGAGCCATTCATAAAACTAAACACTCTATCTGAGCGATTATAGAATACTACCTGTTGCTTTATAGCTTCGTCTCCGTTATGAATGTCTATAGCGTCTCTAAGGGCCCCTACTTTTAAATTAGGTATATCCTGTCCCACTACTGTAATAATGCAAGTCTCAGAAATGGCCTTAGCGAATAGCACCTGTAAAATAGCGTACGTCTTTCCCGAGGAAGTGCCCCCTTGGTTTACTACTATATCCTTAGTAGAATTAAAGTTTTGTCTATATAGGGAAGAGGTACTAATCAACTATATCCTTTTCGTTAGACGCCAAAGGGACGCCCGTATCTATTATATTAATATCTAGAGACTTTATAGTAGTCTCCTGTTGTACTTCTGTCCTTTCTATATAGCCTCTTTTTTTACCTTTAGTCTTAAGATAAAATATAGTACTTGCAGTACTTCCGTCTTGTATTTGTAAATGTAACTGAGATTCTGCAAAATCTAAAGCAACATCCTCAATACTATTTACCGCTTTTTTATATTCCTCGTCTGTCTTTAGCCACTCATAATGAGTAGTCCTTCCTATACCTACCTTCTTACAGGCCGAAGTAACTATCCCTAAAGAATGCTCTAGAGCTTCTAACATTGCTTTTTTATGTTGTTCGGTTTTGTTCATATTCTTTTCCCGCATTTCTCGCAGTATTCTAACTGCTTATCTCTGTCTATTTTATCTTCTGGGCCTCCTAAATCAAAAGGGAAGCCTTCTAATCCCCAATCTTTTAACTCGTTATCGTCCCATTCGTTGGCCAATATCTCCCAATCGTGGTCGCCGAATCCTATATTATCTGCTATAATAAATCTTTTAGCCTCTTCGTCTGTCAAATCGTCGGCTCTTCTTACCCACTCGTTAGGTATATTAGTATACCCTAAAGCTATTAAGGCCTTATATCTCATATTACCCGCTAGTATAGTATTCTTGTAATCTACTACTATAGGTCTTAGCCTCATCATTTTAGGAAACTCCCTAATAGATTTTTTTAGCTTCTCGAATCTCTCGTCTTTTATTAACCGAGGATTTTTTAAATTAGGCTTTATTTCTTTAAGATTCATTTAAATACTTATCGAATAATTTAACTGTATGTTTATATATACACTTACCGCAGCCCATATCGGGTCTATAATTAAAGTCGTTTTGACATAACTCTACAAACTCGGCCTTTAAATGTTTGCTAATTCTGCCTCCTTTTTGCTTATATATAATTCTTATTTCTTTCTCTAAATCTTCGCTCATAACGATTGCAGCCTTTTTTCGTTCTCTTTTGTTAAATCGTATTTAATAGTTACGTCCTCTTTTAGTTTTAATCCAAGGTCTACTTGCATAGTATGGTTACCTTTTATTTTCTTAATTGCAGAGGCCCAGTTATTATTATATACCTTTAAAGAGTTTTTATTTGTCGAGAGTAAATTATAAGGGTTTACCGCAGAGACCATTACAGGCTTAGCAAAGTATCCCGCTTCTATCATTTTTAACTCAGACTTAAAAGAATTAAAAGTATTATCTTTTAGAGGTATAACACATATTCCGCAATGCTCGTAATCGGTAGCGTAGCTATTAACTTCTGATATCTGCTTTTTAATAGCGTTCATTCTCTTTGGTAGCCTAGGAGATTTTACTAATAGTTTTTCGTTGTCGAATGCGTCGCCTAATAATTTTAGATCTTTTAAATGGGTTGAGCCCCCCGAATAAAAAAACGTATCGAAATTTATACTCAAATCCTCGTAAGCGTATTGCTGCTCTGTAGGGTCTAAAGCGTTTTTAACTACTATAACATTCTTATTATACTCTCTAACCTTATCTGCTAGTATCGGAGTAGTGGCCCATACCATATCTGCTAGTTTTAAGTTAGCTACTATACATTTATCTAGGTGGCTTTTTTGATAATAATGTCTCATAGGGTGGCCTTTAGGCAGTACCCAATAGTCGTCTATATCGCAAATTATTTTAATTCCTTTTGCCCTTAATTTTAAGAACGTCTCTTCGGGTTGCATTAGGCCCGATATATTCCTGTTATATACGACGTGAGTTACGCCTTCCAGGTTATTAAAAAATTCGTCGTCCTTATTTAAAAGTACTACTATTTCTATACCATAGTCTCGCTTCATTTTAGCGAATGGCATTAAAAGCCTGTGATAACTAACTCCGTTTATACCTCGTATTATAACGGCTATTTTAATCTTATTCTCGTACATTATTTTAAACTGCTTTTTTGCCCTCTTATAATCGTCTCTTAAAGTTCGATATCCTATAGAGGCCCCTTTATGGATTTGGGTAAGGGTTTCTCCGTTGCTTATCGCTCGAAGTATATTAGCGTAATAGTGATTCATTTTGCCGAGTACTTGCTCGACTTCGGGATGTTGTGAATTTTCGTTATCGAAATAAGGGTCTTTCTTATTGCATTTCTTTAGCCATTGGTTACGCATAACCATAGCAAAATACCCTTTTAAGTTTTCTATAGGCGGTTTGTTTAGACATATCTCAAAAGCAATAGAGATAAGCTCTTCGGCCTCCGACTTATTATTCGTTAGCTTTAGAGCATAATCTCTTATACTTGAATCAAAATATATCTCTTCTAATTTCAAAAAGGGAAGTTATCTTCTGTAGAAGTGGCCATCTCTTTTTTAGGCTCGGGCTTCCAAGTGTCTAACTCGACGTATGGCTTTCCGCTTTTACCTACATTAATTTTTAAGTTAACCCATCCTTTGTCTGTGTTATTCTTAATAAACTCTATAGCCTCTTCTGCTTTTAAGCTAAGGCTACCTACTACCCATTCGGGCGAATTTGGATTCATTTTAAACATAAATCCGTCTGCAAATACTTTTGTTTGTTTTTCCATTATTTATTTTCGTTAATAATCATATATAATAAAACGGCGTAATTAGCTAAGTCTAACACGCTATCGTCTATAGATTCGTTATTTGGGTCTCCGTCTTTATTTAATAAGTTGCCTAGTCTGGCCACTTTTGTAGATATCATATTTAAGCAATTAATAGAAGCGTTACCTCCACTAATAGCCCCCGCTAATTTAAAGTTAGATAGTCTATCCTCGTTAGCGTAATCGTCGCCCTTACTAAATAGGGTCTTTTTCATCTCGTTAGTTAAGTAGCCGAATACGGCTAACTGTTCTTTTTTAGTCATCTATTTGTTTTTTAAGTTTTGTCTCCTGTAGTTTCCATTCGTGGCGTCTAGAGTGAGGTATTTTATGGCGGCTCATTAACCGATTAAATAGCGTTTCTTTCTTGGCTATGTTACCGTATACCTCCGAAGTAATTATCTTACTCGCTCTTCTAGCAGTTACTTGATATAATCCTTTCATAATTTACTACGGTTATCGTGTTTTATATGGCACTCTCTACACCTTACTTTTATATTATTAATGTCCCAGGATAATTCAGCTCGTCGCGTCTTTTGTGCTTCGTCTACCGAAATAGTATGGGAGCAGTCTAGGCGTACTCCGTTAGATTTTAGGCAGTCGCTACAAAAATTGTAGCCGTATTCCCAAAATTGTTCACTCAGAGCGTTAGCCTTCGCCTCTCTAATTCTATTATCTATGACGCTCTTTGCTACTTTCTCGTCGTCAGACGTGTAGTAGTGGTTCATAATATTACGAAACTAATTATACTTATAGCTAATTATTTTAAATGTTTAAAAGTCCTTTAATTTGTTTTCCACATTCTGCTTTTGTCGCATATCTTCTATAATGTATTTAAGCGTTTTAATTTCCTGTATTAAATCGGTAAACTTATTATAGAATTCGTCGTTTTGTTTTTCTAAATAACAGGTATAGTACATTAAATTATTTAGCTTATCGATTTTATTTTGCTTTGAGTGATCAATTTTTATGTTTTCATCTCCTAGCTTATATCCCGACTGCTTAATTAGTTGTAATTCTATATCAGATATTACCTCTGTGGCCTCTTTTATTATTTTACTACTATCGTATCTCATATTAAAAAGGGTTTACGTTATTAAATTCTATAGGTTTTATAGGGTCTTTTACTTTCTCCTCGTTACCGTAAGCAAAATGCTTTTTATTATAGACAGAATCGTACTGATAAAACCGTTGTTTAGGCCAATCTAGACTTAAAATACATTCGCCTATACTTCCGTAGTATTTAGGCTTAACTTTATCTACGTTAATGTGGTAGGGCTCGTAATATTCCTTTCCGTTTTTATGGACTACTATAATATTACGGCCGTTATTATTCCATTCTGAGCCGCCCATTAAATCGTATACGCTAGGCTGCCTAACTTTACCCTCCTTAACTTGCTTGGGGTCGGGGTTTTTAGGGTGGATAATTATAAAACTGTGCATATTATTAACCTCCATAAATCTATTTCGAGTACTTAATATCTTTCTTAGATAATCTGGGCTAGTTGGCTCTCCTTTGTGGGACATATAATTCCACGAATCAATACAGGCCGAATCGCAGTTATTTTCTTTAGCATAATTCCAAAAGGCTTCGGGCTCTATAGTGTGTTCTGCGGATATAAATTTAAACCTATCTAATAAAGTGCTAGAATGTTTAGCTATTTCTTTTTCGGTTATAGTGTTAGGATAGTCTTTCTCGAAGGTCTTACCCGTCATTTTATGCAATAGGTTAGAAATTACCTCTGTGTCGCTTCCATCGTCGGGCATATACACGCAATGTTTCCACCCTTTATTAATTGACAAAGACATAATTATCTCTTTTAAAAATAAAGATTTGCCGAAAAAAGGATAGCCCGTTATATCTGTGCACCCACCTTTTACAAAAGTTAGTAATTCATCAAAGGATTTTAAGCCTATATTATCTCCTGTCGGAATTCCGTTCTTTCGAAGCTCCATTAGTTCGTCTAGTATTTCGCTATTTGATTTTATCATAGTACCTTTCTTTTAATTTTAAAGTCCTCCATATTTAAAAATCTATCTAGCTTATCTGCTCTAGTTATAAATTCTAGGGTTAAGTATTTATAATTATTGTCTATATGTAGTTGGTCTTTAGCAGCATTTTTCAAAGCAGAAATAACGTCTATTTTAGTATACCCTTCTTTTAATCTGGCCCTAAGTTGTTTTTTTACCTTCTCAGAAACTACCTTAGCTTTCTTACCTGTGATGTCATTATAAAATTCTAGCAGTTTACTGCTATCTATATTTACTCTAATATCCTTTCCTTTCCT